TACATGTCATTTGAGACATTGAAGGTTTCAGAAATAATATAGATTGCAGAAGACTTTGCAGTTGATACAGACGGCTTAAAAAATAAAGCCGATATTATTGCGGCCCTTGCAGAAGAAGGCGTAACTTGGTCTGTATATAACAAGACCATTGAAAAGATGGAAGAAGATGAAGACGATATGTCAGTAGAAGTATTGCCCAAGTTCGATCCAAAGGCGGAACATCCAGAGGATACAGTATTAGTAAGAATGACCAGAGCTAACTTTAGGTATGATATTATGGGGTATACGTTTACAAAAGAGCACCCATTTGTAGCAATGCATAAAGAAGATGCTCAAGAAATTTTTGATAAGGAGGAGGGCTTTAGATTAGCAACTCCAAAGGAAGTCCAGGAGTATTACAACTAGTCTAGGCCTATAACATGGCAGAGATATTAAGAAGAACGCAGTCACCAATATCGCATCAAGTTTTTTGGAATGGTGTCATTTCTGAACCAGACTCTTTACCATTAGTAAAACTTTATGATGTTACAGAGGATGTAGCAGTAAATCCATCAATTTCACCCACAACCTTGCTTACAACCCTTACTTCGTATGCGGATGAAAATAATCCTGGTGTGTATACCGTTAATATTCCATATCAATTTACTGATAGAAATAGAACTCTACAGTTAAGCTGGCAATACTCTATGTCTGGAGTCTCAGTTGTTAGGACAGATGAAGTTTATGTAGTTACGCCATATGTTGATTTTAATCATGTTCAAGATTTAGGATTTAGCACAGACTCTTCAGATCCTGGATATAGGTCATACTCTGATCTCGTTAAAGCTGAAAGATATGCTCGTAAACAAATTGAGCAGCATACTGGACAAAGCTTTTATTTATATGATGATGTTTACGTTGTTTATGGATATGATTCAGACGTACTTCCTTTACCAGCAAAAATAAATACGTTGCATGAATTGTATGCAAGAGATATTTTACTTTTAGATACTATTAACGAAATAGATAATTGGAACTATTTAGTGGAAATATCTACAACTGGATATGGTATTAAAATTAACCGTGCAAGCATGGTTGATAATACTGTTTATGTAGCAAATGGAATGGTGCCTCCAAGCATAAATGATTATGGAAATGGAGTTTTTCGTTCTGGAATTCCATATAAGATTCAGGGAAGATTTGGTTGGGAAAAAGTTCCAGACGATGTAGAACTAGCTGCTATTGAATTGATGAAAGACTATTTTAATAAAGACACAGTATGGAGAAATAAGTACATAAAGAAAATATCTACATTTGACTGGGACTTTGAGTATACTGGAGAAGCACACACGGGTACAGGAAATGCTTATGCGGATAAGCTGTTAGCAGACTATGTACTTACAACAAAAGTAGAGATTATATAATGAACGACTTGATAGACTCAATTTTGTCTATGCATTTAGATGTTTATAAGCAATCTGAGGTGCAGGATCTAGACACAGGGGCTATCATACGTGAGTGGTCATACTATAAAACTATATCTTGTCATGCAAAAGGCGTTATAAGTAATTCTGCAACAACTAGGTCTAGCGACAAGCAGATATTTTCAAATAAGTATATAAATGATCAAATTATACAAGTTAGAACTTCTGATAGATTAACTCCTAGAGAAAAGGTAACTAATATTAGAGATAACAATGGTAATGTTATCTGGTACGAAATAAATTTTCCTACCGAAACCCCGACAGTGTTTGAAGTAATGGGAACCACTCCAGTAACAGACCCATTTGGCAAGGTTATTGCATACAACTCATCAATGAAGAGATCGGAGAATCAGCAAATTGGACAATAGCGGAATGCTGATTCAAGCGGCAAGCGGACTTGAAAGAATGATGCATGCAAATCAAAACGGACCATTAAAGGATAGTACAGTTGCCCAGATATCAGCATATGTCTACTATGAAGCAGCCGTAATATCTAAGCTTACAACTAATGCTAAATTTAAAGCAGCATTCACAAAGATAATGTTTGATCAGATAGATACAGATTTTGGTAATTATATTGATGCATTAGCAAGATCAAGACCTAAATCATTACATCATGTTTATGAATGGAAAAAGTCAGGAAACAAGTCTTCAAGACTTTTTAAACTTAATAAGATCTCAGATGAAGGACTATCGTTCAGAGTTAACTACTCCCTTCTTCCTTCAAAATCTATGGTGCCTACAACAACTGGTAAAAGAAGACATGTATTTGTAAATAAAGCTTCTATAATGGAACAAGGAAAACCATTGGTGATTAGGCCAAAAAATGCAGACAGACTTGTTTTTAAAGTTGATGGAGATACAGTGTTTATGCCAAAAGGGAAATCAGTTACAGTAAAAAGACCTGGTGGGTCAGCAGCAACAAATCAATTTAATTTAGCACACTCAAGATTTTTTAGCGGAAGATTGGTAAACGAATCAATTAAAAGATCTGGTTTCCAGAAAATATTTAACTCAAGCCTTACTAAAGCCTTAAGCGTTCCTTCTGATATTAAAAAGGTTCAGTATTCATTTTCGCCAAATACTATTAGATCCCAGGCTGACGCAGCATTGTCAGCATCATTCGGAGGTGCAATGTGACGGCTAACTATAAATTAGATGCAATGATTGAACTTAGAAAGTATCTATGGAAAGAGCTATCTACAAGAAATATATTTGACGAGGACGACTATTGGTCAGATAACCTAAATGAGAATATAGTTCCAATTATTCCAGTTCAACAGTCTGCCGAAATGAATCAATTCTTAAGCGGTAAGAAACATATAGTTTATGATAAGGTAGGAATGTCCTATGAGGATAACTGGCTAATATGCTGTGAGCAGATTCTGTTTACTCTATACTCAACTTCAGTAGCAGATATTAATGAAATCAGAAACTATATGACTGATGAGTTTAGAAGAATGGACGAGTCTGCCAGAGACATAAATCAATGGTCAGGGCTTTCAGATAAGTTTAAGTTCCATAGCATTTGGGTTGCAGATATTTCCCCTACAGCTCCATCAGAAGAGCTTCAGGGATTTTTCTCTGCTGAGGTTATATTAGAGATAAAGTATTCAAGAATTACAGACGGTCAAGGCAGGTTCCTTTAGGGTTTGCCTTTTTACCCTTAATGGCATAGAATTGTACCAAGAGGGAAGAGGCCTAGCCAGCCAAGATTTAAAATTTGATTTTACAATTTAATAACCAAAGAATTCCAGGAGGTGGAAACACAATATGGCACAAAATACAGGTAATGCTAGAAACATTCTCGTAGGTGCGTCTCCGTTGTTTATTTCGAATATCGATTCAACAACAGCAGGATACGGATCATACGAAAACTCAGAACCAGGATCAGCTAATGCAGGTGCATTTGTAAATGGAACATCATATACAGATACACTAAATAACATTGACTCTGGTACTTTCTATTACAGAAACGTAGGATTTACAAACAATGGTTTGCAGATTACTTACAACCCAACATTCGATTCAGTAACAGTGGATCAGCTGCTCGATACAGCTAAGCTGTTCAAGTCTGCTATGGAGGTTATGATCGCAACTGAAATGTCAGAAGGCACACTAGAGAACGTTCTAGTAGTATTCGGACAGCCAGACGATCCAACAAATAACTCTGCAATCACTCAGAATAATACAATTATTAAGAGCGGAGCAGGAAATGCTCACAAGACCGAACTAGGTCTTGCAGCAGGTGCTCTTGGTATTGCACCAACAGAGCGTCAGCTTATTGCAGTTGGTCAAGCACCAACTAGACTAAGCTCAGGTACTTTGCTTGCAGAGCAAAACGTGGCAAGATCAGAGCGTGTGTACTACGGGCGTCGCGTCCTTTCAGTACAGCAATCAGCTTTCACACTAGCTAGATCAGCCCCAACTACATTCCCAGTAACATTCCGTCTTCTTCCAACCGCTACCAGCGGATACGAAGGACAAGAGTACGGTAAGATTATTGACCGTGTACTAACAGTATAATAATTTATTAATTGTTCTACAAGGCCCCCAAGAAATTGGGGGCTTTTGTGGTTGTATTAGTATATTTCTTTTAGTATAATGAATATGACTAGATCCTAGGAGGATTAAATTGGCAACAACAGTATATGACGTAGAAGAGGTACAGCTTCAAAACGGGCAGACCGTAAAGCTAAAGCCACTATCAATTAAAGAGCTTCGTAAGTTCATGATAGCAATTAAGAAAACAGCAGAGTCTCAAACAGAGGATGACACTTTAAATATCCTTATTGATGCATGTGCAATTGCGCTAGAAAAGCAGCTACCAGAATTGGTCGCAGACAGAGAAGCGTTTGAAGATGCTATCGATGTACCAACAATGAATCGCATTCTTGAAGTTTGCGGAGGAATTAAACTTGACGACCCAAACCTACTAGCGGCAGCGGTTCTGGCTGGTCAGAACTAGATTTAGCCGCTTTAGAAGGAGAAGTTTTCGTACTTGGACACTGGAAGAATTACGAAGAACTTGAAGAAAATTTATCAATGCCAGAACTTATAAATACTCTGCAGGCTTTAAAGAAAAAGGATTACGAAGATAAGAAGTTCTTTGCATCTTTAAAGGGAATAGATATAGGGGATAATCAAAATGATAAAAGTGGAGGTCCTACTTTCGAAGACATGCAGTTAAGGGCAGCAGGAATAGATGCTTCAATTAACGATGTGGTTTCTTTACAAGGAAGATTCGCAGCTCAGGCTGGTTTCGGAATTGGTGAAGGATTAGGATACTCGAGGGAGTAGTTTGAATATAAATGGCTGACGAAACAATCAGTACCCGAATAGTCGCTAATGCCGACTTCTCATCCCTTATTGCCGATGTGCATAAGGTTACTGCCAGCCTATCCAAATTGCAGGAACAATTAGCTAACTCCAATAAGATGATGGCAAATCAAATTGCTGTCATGAATAGATCTTTTTCAGACACACTAAGAAGCACTGGACAGTTCTCAACACACTTTGTAAGTCTTCAATCAGATGTAGAAAAATTTGGTAAGAATCTTGACGGTGGAAAACTAAAGTTAAATCAATACTTTAACACTTTTAGAGATCAGGCTAGAACATCTGGCGGACTTATAAGAGATCTAGCAAAACAACAGGTAGCCCTACAAAATTCAGTATTACAACCGCTAGGCAGAAACGCACAAGGATTAATGCAATTCAATGTGCATGTTCCAAGAGGGCTAGATGAAGTAAAGAATAAGACTGCAATTGCAAGACAAGAATTGCAGATTATGAATAAGGTTATTCAAGATGGTGCAACTGGACTTATTAACTGGGGTAAGAATACTCAGTGGGCAGGTCGTCAGTTAACAGTTGGCTTGACAGTACCACTTGTAGCATTTGGAGCACAAGCTGCTAAAGCATTTAGAGAAGCAGATCAAGAACTAGTCCGTTTAACTAAGGTTTACGGAGATGTTGCAGGAACGTCAGCAGCAGAATTAGGAAGAGTTAGAGATGAAGTGTCTGCTACTGCAAGAGAAATTTCTGCAGCAATGGGTGTCTCCTTTAAAGAAACTATTGGTCTGGCAGCTGATATTGCAGCAACTGGTAAAACTGGAGATGAGCTTTTAGGATCAATTAAAGAAACAACTAGACTGGCAGTGCTTGGTGAAGTAGACCGTCAAGAAGCAATGAAAGCAACACTCGCTATTCAGTCAGCGTTTAAGCAAAATACAGATGAACTTTCAGAATCTATCAACTTCCTTAACGCAGTTGAAAACCAAACTTCAACAACTCTAAATGACCTGGTAGAAGCTATTCCAAAAGCAGGTCCAGTAATTCAAGGATTAGGCGGAAGCGTACAAGACTTAGCTCTCTACTTAACTGCTATGCGTGAAGGTGGTATTAATGCATCAGAAGGTGCAAACGCATTAAAGTCAGCACTAGCTTCTTTAATTAACCCAACAGATGTTGCGGTAGGAAAATTTCAGACTTTAGGAATAGATCTTCTAGGTGTTGTGAATAATAATGCTGGTGACTTAACTGGTACATTGATGGCCCTTCAGGGTGCCTTAGATGCACTAGATCCTTTACAAAAACAACAGGCTATCGAGCAGCTATTTGGCAAATTCCAGTTCTCAAGACTTAATGCTTTATTTGAAAATTTAGGAAGAGAAGGAAGCCAGACACTACAAGTATTAGATCTTATGAAAGCATCTACTGGAGAATTGGCTTCTGTAGCAGATCGAGAATTAGCAGCAGTAACTGAGTCTGCTTCTGGTAAATATCGTAGAGCAATAGAAAGCCTAAGAGCATCTTTAGCTGAAGTTGGAGAGCAATTTTTAACTATCAATACTGTTCTTATTCAGGTAATAGATAAGGTTGTTACTTTTGCTAACAATTTGCCAGGCCCAGTAAAACAGATACTAGCCCTTGCAGGTGGAATTACAGCAATCATTGGTCCAGTAATTATGTTAACTGGTGTACTTGCTAACTTCTTTGGATATTTACTAAAGGGTGCTTTCCATATGAAGGCATTCCTTAAGGGTGGAGAAGGCTGGAAGTATTTAACACCAGAAATGTTAGCGGCAGAAAAAGCTGGTAAATTAGTTGAACAAACATTTTATAGTGATGCAAAGGCAGCGGCGGTACTGCAGCAAGCACTAAGAAACCTACTAGATGAATTTGCAATACTAGAACAAAAAGCAAAATCAGGAGCAATGTCAGTAAACCCAGCAGTTTCTACAATGGCTGGAAACCTTGTCATGGGTGCAGGTGGAAGAGTAGTAAATCCACAACATCCACTAGCTGGTGCTATGGGATCAAGAGCAAGCTCTCACATGGTTCCAAGAGCGGGCATGACAGAGGCTCAGAGGCTATCACAGACGATGTTTGGCATGGTCCCAGGGTCTGGGCCAGTAAATCAAAAGATAGGCCAGAATCCACAAATTTACATGAACGACGCTCTTCCAAATGTTCCTGGTTTGACTACAGTAGGTGGCGTATCAACTGGTGTAGTTGCTGGAGAAGCTGCAAGATGGCATGCAATGATGGCAACACTTTCTATGCAATCAAAGGCAGAAATAGAAGCATTAAAGAAACAAATTGTAGCAACAGGAGTTGTAAGTAAAGACTTCATGATGCAGTTTGATGACATTCTGCCAGTTGTATCTAAACTAACAGATAATGCTGCAAGAGAATCTGCAATGATTGTTGCAGAATTACGTGCAGGTAAATTAACTGTAGAATCAGCTAAAGCAAAAATAATTGCTCTTAACTTAGAAACAGAAAGAATGATTGCCTCTGCAGTTGGATCACAAGCTACTGCAATGGGAAGAACAATTAACCCAACAATGGTTCCTACATTAAATCAACCAGTGGTAGATGCTGCTGGTAAGTCTAATATGAGAGAGTTATTTAAAAAGGGAAAGACAAGAGACTTTATAAATAAGATAGCTGGCGTACTTGGAGTTAGAACATCAGGTGCTGGATATAATATTGAAACAACTGTTCCACGCAAGATGAATTCTGGTGGATACGTTTACACAATGAATGATGGAAACATTGTTCCTGGTCCAAATGTTAATGCGGATGTTGTACCAGCTATGCTTACTCCTGGAGAGTTTGTTGTAAACAGAGAAGCAGCACAAGCAAATCTTCCACTACTTATGTCAATTAATGGTGGACAACAAGCATCTGGTTCGGGTATGAATATAGGTGGATTAGCAGGAATGTTTTTAAGAAGATCTGCAATGATTGGCGGAGTAAGAAAATCTGGCTCTAGATCTGTTAGAAGTTTAACTGGTGGAAGCGCAGATAGAATGCCTTATGAGCAAATGAGACCTGCTACATCAGCTAGAGGGGGATTCTGGAGCAGAAGCCCACTACTTGCAGAAGGAGCTCCAGGCCCTGATCAAGTTGTTGGACATATTTATAGCCCACAGTTTACAAGAGCATTTGGTGCTGGAACAAGTGGTTCATCTCCAAGAATAACTAGATCTCAGCTAGGAAAACAAGGTCTGTCTGTAAATTCTTCTTCATCGTTATTTGATGCGCTACCAAACAGTGTAATGACATTTGGAAGATCATTTAATACACAATTAACTAAAGGAACAGCAAATGCAGCAAGTTGGTTTGCTAGCAAGCCAAAGCCAGAGCACCTAACAGGGCTTACTGACTTTTTATTATCTCAAGGTATTCCAAAATCTAATATCACAGCAATACGTTCAAGAGTTATGGCTAACATTAATTCAAAAATGTCTAGAATTCCTGGAAGCATCAATGACAGACAATTTGGCGGATTAGTAACTAATGCAATTAGACAAGAGTTAACTACAATTTCAAGGTACGGTTTCCCTACAGATTACAGGCCTTCTAATACAAATACTTATAAGAATAGAAGAAATGCTGGAGGAGTTATTCGACTAAACCGTGGAGGAATGGTTCCTGGCTACAACATGGGCGGAATGGTTCCATCTGCAAATGGAAATAAGTACAACATGGGCGGAATGGTTCAAGGATACAACATGGGCGGAATGGTAAAGGGTATGCTTGCGAGCACTGCAATTTACGGTGGCGGACAAATGCTTGGAAATCAAGTTGGTGGAGGAGCAGGCTCAGCAATATCTATGGGGTCATCTATACTAGGTTCACTCATAGGATTCGGAGCCATGGGAGGCGGAGGCGGAGGAGAAGAAGGCAAGAGCCCAGGATTCTTTGGAAGACAAATGGCTAAAGTTCCAGCACAATTAAAAACCCCGATAGGTCCATTAAATAATTTAGCTACAGCCGCATCTAGAGTTTCAGGAAACCTATCTGGAATTGCTAGAGTATTTGGCCCAGTGCTAAAAGGATTTGCAACACTATTAAGATTTACTAGCCCACTTGGAATAGCTATTACTGGACTCACCGCTGGTATTGGACTATTTGTTAAGATGCAAAGGGAAAAGGCAAAAGCTTTAGAGACAGGAAGACTAGCATTTGGATTAGATGCAGATGCGGCGGAAAAAGCAGGATTTAAATATACAGATTATAATGCTAAGATAAAAACAGCTATTGAAGATGCAAAGCTTTTGAAAGAAAGAAACATGATGATTTACGAAAGCATGACAAAGGCCAACGTGCCAATGAACATGACAATTGAGCAATATAAAAAGCTCAAAGAACAAGTAAAGTCAACAATGGGAAGCTATATAGAATTGTTTAGTCAGACTGATAGAAAAGATGTTGGTCAAGTTGCTACCCAATTAAAGGCTCAGTTTATGGCTGCAGGAGATTCTGCAGAAGTTGCTACTGCTAAAATATTTACTATGATTAAGCAGTCTGAAAATGCTAATATGGCAGCACAAGCAATTAGTTCTAATGCGTTCCAAAGCATTCAGAATATGGAACAGGCTTCAGCTCAGACAGTAAAGACATTTGAGGCAGCAATGAAAACTGGAGATGCTGAATCACAGGCTAGAGCACTACATACTACATTTATGGCAATGGATGCAACTCTGGAAGAAACTATTTCAAAGCAGAAAAAATTAGGCGAAGCAGGAAAAGCCAGTGCAGAAGATGTTGGAAATGCAATAGAGCAAAAACTTAATAGCATAAATAAATCTTTTGGTACGCAGGCTACCCTATCACAAGACGTTGTTAAAGAAATTGGAAAAACAGATCCACTACTGGCTCAAATGTTAAATAATACAGATACGCTATCTAGTGCATGGGCCAAATATAGATTAATCGTTCAAGGATTAGCCCTTGATTTTGAAACAATGTCTGGTGAAGCAGCAACAGCTGCTTTATCCTTAAATGAAATAGTAAAGGCTCAAGTTCAGCTTAGCCCTTCTATAGCAGCTGCAAATAAAAATTATAAGGGAATGACAGATAGAATTAAAGAGCTTGAAAAAGCTCAAAAGGGTCAATCTGTAAAAGCTCAATATAACGCTAAAGAAGAGTCTGCTAGATTGCAAAAACAAATTGCAGAAATTAAAAAGGCTGCACAGGAAAAAATTGAAGGAATTCGTAAAGCAACTGATGCAGAAAATACCCAGCTAGAAATTCAGAAGGCTCAGTTAAGAGCTCAGCAAGCATTAATTCAAGGAAATATGTCTCAATACGCTGAAGAGCAAATGTCTATTGAGCAGTTAATGAATGAGGCTAACCGCAAAGACGCAGAAGAAGCAATTATAGCTAAGGCAGAAATTGATGTTAAGCCTCTTCAGGATAAGCTGGATGCTTTGGGCGAGAAACAAGAAGCTCTATCTAAGAAGTCAGCACTTGCTGGAGAAAGTTTAACTGGACTTAAAACTAAAGCAGATGCTTATAACACTAAGCTTCAAGAGTATACTCAAAATCTAAATACTACGATGTTTAAGTATTTAACTGATATTAACTTTAAAAATACTAAAGAGTATCAGGCAGCACTATCTGGACTCGATGAGCTTGGTAAAAAATTAAATATTACAACTCCAGCAAAAAATGTTGTTGAAGAACTTTCAAATGCATTAAAAAATGGAATTAATGCTCAAGACGTTACAATTTATACTGATAAAATTAATGAAGGTAAGTTAAGAGATTATCAAGGCAATCCAACCGCAATGACAGCCGCACTTGAAAAGGGTGGATTTAGTGGAGGCGTATCAAAGGCTTATTCTGGCGGAATGCTGACAAATCCTGCAAAATCAGCAATTATGGAAGCGGAAGGTCTAGAGCCTGGAGATGAGTTTATAGATACCTATGGAAGAAAATATAAAGTAAAATCTAAATTTGGTCCTGGACATAGCGCAGTTGCTCAAAAGCGTAAGGGTGTAATTCCATCAGAAATATCAGCAGAAAGATTTCTGGGTGGAAGAATTGTTCCAGGAGTTCCTTATACATTAAATGATGGTGGTAAAATAGAAGGAATTAGATTTGATAATCCTGGAATGGTTTATCCAAATATTAATACAATGCCTAGATTTAATATTCCTACTGGAACTAGATATAGTGGAATGAATACGGCAGGTGCTTCAAGCAGCAGTAACGTATATAATATAGATATAGATTTAAATGGAACAACTGTAACTGCAGATGATGTTCTAAATAGTTTCAAGAGAGAGCTTGCTTTGATTAATGCTAAAGAAGGAATAAGCAGAAGGGTTGGTGCCTAACTATGTCGACATTTTTACCTAGAGGCTCCGTTTTAAATATAGAGGCAAAGGACCTGCTTGCTACAACTCCTGGAACAACTAAAATTTGGAACAAGATTACTGAGCATAATAGATCAGACATTAGTTTGTCGATAGAAAGAATTGAAAAGACTGTAAGAACTTCTAATGGTACCCTCAGAAAAAATCATATTGCTGATAAGAGAAGATTTTCTATGTCTTGGACAATGCTTCCATCTTATCGGACACTAACAGTTGATGGAGGCTGGGGCGCAGAAGATCTAAGATCTTTCTATCTAAGCGATGACGGTAAAAAAGAATTTAATATAAGAATTAACTTGGCAAAGGACGGAACAGATAGATCTTCTACTGGAGCCGCATATACGCCAACTATGGCAAAAACATCATCAGAGCTATACACGGTGGTATTTGGAGGCTGTAATTTTTCAGTTGTAAAACGTGGCCTACAGCCACACTGGAATGTTTCTATTGAACTGGAAGAGGTATAATGATTTCGTCTCCTACAGTTAAAACATTACTAGAAGAAAGTACTACAATTCAAACCAACGTTGGTTGCACCATTGAAT